CGGTGCGAACTTGAACGAGCCCTCGCCAACATACTTCTCGGGCACGAGGCGCTCGAAACTCCCATCAGCGATGAGGAAGCCAATTTCGTAAGGAGCCGCCAGCCAGGCCGGGTTGACCTTAGCGTAAGCAGTGTTGCGAGCAGGATTGCTGACGATGATGACGGGGTCCACCAGCGCCAGGGTGCCATCAGGATTGAAGCCGGTGGCCCGAAGGGGCCGCTGGTCAACACCGAATGCGATACCGCGATAGGCCGGAGATTGCTCAAAGGAATAAGCGGTCAGCGAGACTTCGCCGAGCCGATACCCGCCCGTTGTCAAGGCAGTCATGACGTTCTGGACGCCAACTTCAGACCGGAAGTATTCGACCTGATCCGCCCCGCCGATGAATCGGAAATGAGGCATCCCCTTGTCCTGCGAAAACCACTCACCGAAAAGCACCTCTCGGAGATGCCGAGCGATGTAGTGGAGGGCCTTGAAGGTCATAGGACCGGTGGGCAACAGGGGTGCGAACTGGACGCCGAGATTCGACTCGTCTCCGCCCGTGAAGAGCGAATTGAAATCGTAGCCAGCGTTGGCCGTAAATTTGGAAGCCGACCGGAGGTAGAGCTGCGCGCGGATGTCGGCGTTGATATACTGAGTGACGAGCTTCTTAAGCGAGTCCTCCGCCATGACGTAGCTGCCCTTGAAGGCCGCGTAGCCTTTCTTGACGCAAATGTTCGGCCCCCGCGCGCGCTTGGATTCGAGCCGCAGCGTGAATTCGACTGTGTCGGTCAAGTCCTGGACGCCGGTCTGTCCGCAGATCTCAGTGTCGCAAACGAAAGTGGGAATGGCCAGCGAATCACCCGGCGCAGCCTGCATCTGGACCACGGAGCGCTGGGTATCGGAGACACCGCTCGGGACAGTCCCGCCACCGATGACGTTGATGAAGGGGGAATTGGCGGCTAGAGTCTTGGCAATAGCGCCGACGATACGATTGGTGTCTTTGGACGCTAAGTCCGAAATATCGGACGGGTCTAGACATTCAGTCTGGAGAGCCATGTTATTTGGCCTTTCTTAAACACTGCATCTAACTGAGATGCAAACAGTTGCAGCAAATACTCACTGCGGAGTTTGTTTAATCGTTGTGGCCAGACAACGTAATAGGCCGTCCCCGGTAGAAGCACACCGAGGGGTTTTTCAGCTTCTATACAAAGAGTGCGGGGAAAACCGGCAACCGTCAGGTAGTATTTGCCATATACCACCGATAGGTGGCGCGTAGCCCCTCGAAAAAATCGGTCTTCGGGGTCCAGCCCATACTGAAAAGCTTGGAATTGTCGAGGAGCTTGCGAGATACACCCGTAAGTTGGGCCGGGTCGAACTGGATCTCGCCCTCATACCCCACCACATACGCGATAATCCAGGCAAGCTTCGCTATGGTCAGCTCTAGGCTGCTCCCGGCGTTGATGTGCTCCGTCGCGTCGTCATATTCCCGCATGATGAGCACCAGGGCGCTCGCCAGGTCGTCGGCCAGGAGGAATTCCCGCATAGCGGTGCCGTCACCCCACACTTTGAATGTCGGGTCGCACGCAATCTTGGCTTTGTGTAAACGTGCGATCAGCCCGGGCACCACATGGGCGGTTTTCACGTCGAAATTGTCCCGAGGACCGTGCAAATTGCACGGCAAAGCCGCGATGTAGGGCAAACCGCGCTCCTTGTGCAACCATTTGCACAGCCGGACCCCGCCAATCTTGGCCAGGGCGTAGGGTTCAGTCGCCGAGTCAATTTTTCCGCTCATCAAATAGTCCTCGCGAATTGGCTGCGGGCACCCCAAGGGGTAAATGCAGCTCGACCCGAGGAAAAGCAGCTTCTTGACGCCGAATTCGGCGGCGGACATGATCGTGTTGTTCTGAATCGCGATGTTCGAGAGGTAGAAGTCGAGTGGGTTCGCCGCGTTGTCCGCGATGCCGCCCACCCGGGCCGCGCAATGGAACACATACTCGGGCCGGTAACACGAAAAAGCCCATGCCGTCTCTTCGGCGTTAGCTAGGTTGACATCCGAGCGCGGCCACGTCAGCACATTGTTGTAGCCGGTGAACCGCAGATGCCGCGCCAGCGCGGAGCCGACGAGGCCGTTGTGCCCGGTGACCAAAATCTTTGAAAACTTATCCATAGGTTCTCCTGCAATCTGCATGGGCCGCGACGAGTGAGTAATAGGCTTCGGGCCGCTTGACCGAGTGGATTAACACTCTACCGTGCCGCCTTACGAGATCCGCCATGACCGCTAGGTCACCTTCTGATTCAGTTCTGAAGCTCGCGCCGTTGATGTAGTTCGGGCACGGAATGCCTGCTGACGCACAGATCTGAAGAATGAAATGGTCGATGCACTCGGTCGGGACCGGCAGCGGGCCGTGTGGCGTCGGGCAGTGGTATGATGCGGCGGGATTCTTGCACCCCTCAATCATCCGCTCAAGCACGAACCGCGAGAAGAAGTAGGGCGGCTGGAGCGCGACTTTTGGAAGTGCGGACTCGCCGGGATTTGTGTCGAGCACAACGTTGGACCACATCACGTCCGGCCTCTCGTAAAGATAAGCAGGGATGCGGGGGCAAAGGCAAACAGAGTCAGAATCATGAAACAAGAACCAACCTTGATGTGACTCGCGGAGCATCAACTCCAGGAATAGTCGGTGTCGCACCAGCGTATGAGGACCTACCCAACCCTTCAACCCAACCGAGCGGCATTTAACGGATGCATGAGACACACGCTCGATTGGAGCATCCGTCGGGGTCAGAAGCAACACAGGGCACCCGTGGTGAAGATACGACGGCAATAACGTTTCGACTTGATTCAAATCTCCAGCGTATGCTGAAACAGCGATTAAGGTGTTGTCGTTCATCCAAGAAGTTTCTTTCTGGCCAGGTCCAACAAAGAATCGTCCTTGACGCCGTGAATAAAAAATACACCGCTCTTAACAACATGGTCCCAGTCGGCGGCGAAAAATGTCTTTCTCTGCCACCAGCTTTGCAAACCAGGGATGTCGGTCCAACCCCAGCGCTTGAACTCGTGGGCGAGGACCCAGTCCCACCCCGCCTGAGTTTGAAAACTGGAAGCCGTCAACACCAGCCACTTCATAAATTTGTGGTCACCAGACATTAAACATGCACCCCCGTTAATGTGGTCCCGACGCTCAGCATCCCCGGGTATGAGCGCGCCCGCAACATAGATGTGCGTCTTGCGGCTGATGCAGTTCGCGTCCCACTCGTTAATAATCCGTGACAGCCAGTCCCTCGTTAACGGAACGCAATCACTTTCGATGTTCAGGATGGCGCGGTAGTTCGGGATCTGACCCGCCGCCTTCTTGTGGTAAAAAAATTCCAAACCGCCGAAAAGTAGCCCGTTGCACCCGAGCGGCCAGCCGACCTGACGCCGCTTTGACGTGTGCTTCCAGACTTTGAACTTGCGGCTGACGTATCTGATGGTCTCCTCGCCGTGCCGAGCGTCGAATCGAGCCGTGAAAAGTAGATCCGCCAAGTCACACAGCCCGGGCTGAAGGTCCGCGAGTAGCCGCGCCAACTTGAACGCCTGCGCCCGGTCACCCTGCCAGAAAGGTAGCTGGATTAAAATTTTGTGCGAGGGTGGTTTGGGCTTGTTCATACAAGCTTGGGTTGACCCGAATTCTTGGGACCGAAAACCGTGTGCCCAATGTGACCGCATAGCAGCCCGAGATCTACGTAGGGCTGATGACCGGCCTCGCGCGCGCGATGGCAGAATGTCACATCCTCACCGTTCGTGATGCACGAATTAGCCCGCGCCTCGTTGGATGCCGCCTCTAGCATGGTGAAAGCCCTCAGCGCCTTCTCGCCGTCCATCGGGCCAGAGCTAAGCATCGTGCGCGTCTTGTCAATCCAATCCATCGCGGTGTGCTCAGAAGAGCTGAACCAGTTTCCGCCGATACCGCCAGGCCCGCGCCCGAGCCGGGGAAACTTCTTCTCGATGTCCTCATACACGCTTCGGTGGACCAACATGCAGCCGGTGGCCACCCATTTCGTCGGTATGATTGCGTCCTCGGGGGCGTTACGAATTCGGCGATTCATGTCGGGGTGCTGCGCCTCGTTGAACATACCGACGCCAGTGCGCTGCCGACCGAAATACAAACCTCCGATGAGTGACTTCCCATGCGACAGCAGCCGGTCTATGGTGTTAAGCCCCGCGAACTTTTCCGGCAGGTTGAAGCCCGTGTGAGCATTAAACCATCGGGCGGACCCGAACGGTATAATCATGTCGTCGTCAATCGTCAACATGTATTCACACGGCGACTTGAGAAAAGCATCCGCGCATGAATTACGACTGTGAGCGACGAACGCATCGCCAAAGTTAAGAACGGAAGACGTTCGGCGCTTATCCGAAAGTTGCGTGACGCAAAACGAGGTGATCGGCGAGACGTGCTTGAGCCACGGTAGCACGATGAGCACCTTCTTCTGAAGAAGCACCACCGTCGCGGGCGGCGGCACAACCGTCTGCGGCCACCCCTCGGTCTTATCCACTGATGACAGATCGTTCACTTAGCAGCGGCTAACGCTTTCTTCTCTATAATATCCTTGGCGATACTATCGAGAGCGTCTGCGGGCCTGGTGGTGAAAATATCGCCAGGCTTAGACTGCTGGTCGGCGGTCCTGCCCCCGGGAGGTGCGCCCGAGCCGCTGAGCCGGGATGTGCTGGCCTTCTTGAACCGGGCGATAGCGTCGGTCGCCGTTTGCAACTCGGCCTTGAGCGACGCCTCAGTCGCAGCAGATTGGGTCTTCAATTTTTGATACTCGCGCTCATTGTTCAGATACTGCGCCATCGCCGTGAGTAGAATTGCGCGCATCTTCGGCGAGTCATCGACGTAAGCTTTGGTGAGCTGATCCCGCGTGCTCTCGACGAACTTATTGTGTGCCGCGACTTCATCCTGAGTTGCCTTATCCGACTTGGGATCAACCGTCTTTTCGTGCAGCCACTCCAGCCTGTTCGCGTAACCCTCGAAAATCTTCGCAGTCTCTTCATTGTGCGCGGTAGGGGCGGTCTCCATCGCCTTACGTCGCTCCTCGACGTAAGCGGCGATATTCGCCTTCGTGGTCTTGACGGCTTCTTCCTTTTGCCACTTCGTCTGCTCGATCTCCGCGATGCGGGAGTCGATGATTCGCTGAAGCGCCGGGTCCTTGGTGGCTTCATAGACTTTTTCCATATTCACCATCTCGGGGCCGCCGTGCTTCTTAATCTGCGCAATGGTTTCATCGGAGACTGCCGGGGACCGCTTGAGCTGGGCATAAATAAACTCGCGGGACGAGGCGATGGATGCGTCGAACGTCTTGAACTTCGGGTCGGCGTCCACGTCGAGCTTGGCGCGCCACTCGCGGTGACCCTTCAACTCTTCTTCCAGCTCGGCGGGAATTGGGGTTTTGAGCTTCTCTTCGAGCGCGGCCTTCTCCGCCTTCAGATCATCAATCGACTTATGTGCAGAAGCGAGTTCCTGCGCGGCTCTTATCTTGACAGCCGCAAAGGCTTCAGAGGACTTCGGGCTGGCACCGGGCGGAAGGCCGGGCGTGTCCTTGAAAATGTCTTCGGCCTTCTTCTGGCGGGCCTCGGTGTCGGGGTCCACGACGGCGGGAACCGTAGCGTCTGGTTTAGCTGGCACTACGGCAGGTGTAGCGTCCGGTTTAGCGGGCACTACAGCAGGCTTGACCGTTTCCACGGCTGGCGCGTCGTCCGTCTCAGTCTTAGGTTCAACCTTGGCAGCTAGGAGCGCGTCCAGCGCGTCCGAGGTGGCAGCGTTCTCCTCGGCGGCGGTCGAATGGCCGCTCAAGTCCTGCGCAGCCTGCTTAACGGCGATTTCAGCGTTCAGCTCGGCAGTCTTTTCTAGTTCGGGGGCGGGGGTGGGTATAATTTCTTCGGGCATAACTATTTAGGGGTGGGTGTCAGCGTCTGGCCGTCAGACCAGGCCGCATCGTCTTCAAGAGCCGCGTAATTTGCCGGGGCGGCCACCGGGGTTACAGGTGTCTCAATCGTCAACGATAGCAAGATCCGTGCCGCCGTGCTAAAGCCGCGCACATCTCCTGACCGAATCAAAATTGCGTTTACGTCCCCGCCGCTGAGAAGCGCGGGCACGGACTCAAGCAGCTTCGGGATCAACCGGGCTCCGGTGCGCGTGTCCAAAAATTGTCGCCAGAGGGCAATGTCAGTGCTATCCCAAGGCAAAGAATCAGATGTCAAATCCATACTAAAAACTGGAGCACCGAAAAGCCGTTCTGTCAAATTAAATCTGCTCGGGCGGCATGGCGGCCATCCCGGCTTCCTCAGCGGCGGCAGCTTCACCCTCAGCGGCGAGAGCGGCGGCGTCAGAATCCAGCGACTTGAGCTGGGCCATAGCTTCGCCAGCCTTCTTGACGAGTTCGAGGTAGGGCTTCAGCTCTTCCTCTGGGGCTCCCGCTTCCTGCGCGCGATTCGTGTGCTCGGTGATGTGCGCGAGCATGGCTTCAAGGACGGCGGTGTCGGACTGCCCTTGTAGAATCTGCCCAGCAGCCTGTTCGGCCACTGGTCCGATGGTCTTGAGATGGATGAGATGGTTGTCGCGCGCCGATACGGGCACGGGCTGCCCGCTGGACAGCAATACAATTTCCAGATTCTGGAAACGGGTCTGCTCCGCCTCTTCGGTAGGATCTTCGGTCGGGAGCAATACGCGCTTCGCAAAGTCCGCGCCAAGTCGCGAGGTCAAATCTTCGACTTCGAGCTGACGGGCATTATATAGAGGGTTGCCCTTCTTCTCGTTCGCAACGGCAACGATGAGCTGGCGCTGCTGCGGCGTAAGATCACGAACAGTTCCGGCGACGGGTTTCTCGACCAACTCCTTGATCTCTGCGCGAGTCATGAATTCCAAAAGCTCTTTCTGCGCGGCCTTCGCGTCATCATCAATGGTGTCCGTGTCGCAGATCCGACGTTGCATCGTAGACACGACATCAACGAACTGCTCGACGAAACGTGAGATGCGAATGTCCTTACCCTCTTCCTCGCGAGCTGCGAAAAGATTTACCTCCGCTGCTGTGACCCGCTCGCCGCCGAAATTGCGCGGTGAGGTCGAGCCGATTAACTGGTCAACCAACATCCCGAAGTAGGCGTCGAGTTTGAGAAAAGGCTCAATGTTTCCGTCGATTTTCTGCTCCAGCACATTCCATCCCTCGGGGATGATCGCGGTTGCCCCGATGATCGACATCTTGAAAGTGTGGATGCGCTTCGGGTCGCCCTGGATCAGCGTCTTGCCCGACATGATGGAGCGATCCACGATTTCATTTCGCGTTCGGTCAATCATTCCGGCCAACTCGTAGATCTCGCGGCCCACGCCCTTCGAGCCCTGCATCGTGCCGTTTCCTTTCTGATAGGCGAAGAAGGACACACACTCTTCCATCGACTTGAACCGGTCGTCCTTCTCGAAGATCTCCAGCATCTCATCGCCCGCTAGCCGGTAGTGCGAGACCTTGCCGTCAACTTCGCGCGCGAAGAGTGACCACACGGCGATGACGCTCGCGCCCGCCATGTAACTGGCCCCGAGGGTCAACTCCCGCTGGGCATTCTGGTAAAAAGTTTCCGTGGTGCCGCCTACGCTGAGCGCATCGCGAATCTGGCTGGGAGATGCTTTGTTGATGGCGTCGATGGTGTTCTTGATATTCCAACCGGCCATGTCCGCCGCGTCCCTGTCTTCAATGTGCGAGAAAAGTTCGTGAGGCAAGAACATTTCCTTCAGCACGAGTAGCTGACAAAATTCGGGCGATTGCTTCGTTCCGTCCGGTAGAAAAGCTTCATCTTGCCCGAAGTGTTTCGGGAACCAGGTGAACTCGTCGAGCCAGCTAACGACTGCACTCCCAAATAGCGCGTTGCCGAACGCGATGTCTTCGAGGAGTGTGCGGAAGCCTTTCCGGCTGCGAATTGTTTTGGTGATGACCGCCTGAAATTTTTCTGACTTCTCAACATTGTTCTGCCACTTGTCACTGAGCGTCGAGTTGGTGAAATACTTCAAACCCTGGATAGCTTCGACGAAGCGCGGCGAGACCTTCTCAATCATCCCCGGCAGCGGCTTCGTGGTGAAGTTCGACCGCCACCCGAGCCCTTCGGCTTCGAGCTTGCAACTGTCATAAGGTCGCTCAGCGTTATACTTCGCCAATATACGGCTGTTCACGATGGCGCGGTTGCGCCCGGCAGCGATGACCGTCTTGATGACATCCTTGGCCATGTCCGTGTCACGAATGGACTTCTGAGTGGGCTTGCCCTTTTCAGATATGTCTGGGCTCTGGATAAGCCCACCACTCTCGTAGTTGTTATCAGGTGGCGGCGGTATGCGGTCTTTGCTGGGCATATATCAAGTAGTGCGGCGTTTACGCCAAATCGGTCCCCACTTTTTCTTGGGGCATTCCTCGGTTGTCAAGAGCGTCTTGGCGTCCACATCACAGCCGCAGACGCCACATTGGCCAAAGTCGGGGTCGAGGAAAGGACATGCCCCACAGATGACTTGGCGCGCTTCTTGCTCCTCGGGCCTCACGAGCGTCTCATACCCACGCGCCCGCGCCCACGCGAGGCGAAGCATGGCCAGGGCGAATCGAAAAGGGTTGGGGAAGACCATTACAGCGTTCGCTTCCTCCAGCAGTGGGCGGGCGCGGTCGGCAGCGAGATGTTCTCGGTCTCGATGTGCGCTTGGACCGCTACGTCCTCGCCTGAGATTAGGCAGCCATTGAGCCTACCGTCGATTGAGCGGGGTCCTAATATGTCGCGGCGGACTTCGGCCAGTGCGGCTCGACAAGAGCCACAGCCCTCCTTTATCGGCGTATTCATGGGGCATGCCGCGCAGATGGTGGCTCGGCGCTTGGCGGCTTCCTTATCTACGAAAAGTAGAGGTTCTGAAGCCCGTTTCTTACGTAACAAGTTGAGATGGCCCAACATACGTCCCTTAATGGAAACTTTTTGCCGCGCGATGATAGTCGCCGCGTCTACATTCGAGCACAGATTGGGATTGCGTTTACACGCCTGAACATGCACTTCGGCGTCGGGAGTCCCGGCAGGGAGCCCATTCCGCCTGCGATAATCCTTGACCCGGGCGACCACGCCTGACCAAGATGGGCCTATAATGCGTGTGCCATCAGTCTCAATAAAGTGATAACCCTCTTTTGGGTAGATATTTACGTTGATGCGGTTCATGTCAAGTCCAGGTAGTCTGCGCGATTCGACGGGTCAATTCGGTTCCCGCCACCACTTTCCTCATACCAGTAAGCCTCGCCGTCATCGTTCCGCTCGGGACCCATGTCGGCCTTCGCGCCAGCCATCGACAAGATGGTCCCGCTGCCCTTGCGCGCGGCGTGGACTAGAAGAGTGAGCGAATCCGCCTCATCTGGCGAGGTGAAACCTCGGTCCATGTAGTCCTTCTTCGATTCAATCTTGATCTTACGCCCCGCCTTGCCCGACTTCCGCTGCGTGAGCTGCTGCGCGAGCTTCGACATATCGAGCTTGGGCGCGAGCAACAGGTAGCCGAACTCGATATAGGTGCGGAGCGCCACCCACAGCTCGGTGTGAATCCGGTCGTATTCCTCGGAGCATTTGTGCTGGTCTTCAACCATGAGCTTGCTGTCGCTCGAACCCTCGGAGTAGTTGATGTCGTGAATCTGGTTCGACCACTTGTGCCGCAACAAATCGGCGATGCCGGTGCCCGCGCCGGTTCGATCGCAGGCGAAATAATTCCCGCGTATGCCTGCGCGCTTGCACAGCTCGATGATCTGGTCGGTCATCTTGACGGTTTCGCCCTTCTCTAACAGGATCTGCGTTTCTGCCTGGAGTCCCCACTTAGGGACCACGATGCCCTGCCGGTCCTTGAACATGACCCGCTCGCCCTTGGGGAAGTTGACTGACGGCGGGCGCTTGATACCGCTCGCGCGGCCCCACTTTCCGAGAGTGAAAACGGCTCCCGCTCCACCTTCGAGGGCCAAGTCGCACGCGCCCACGGGGGTCGGGTCACTGAGCCAGATGTATTCGCCCTTGGACGCGGTGAGCAACCCGGGCGGGATCATCGTCATCTCGACGCCCTGATTGGGGTATGCCCCCCTGCCCATCGTGACATAGCCCGCCGAAGTTCGACCGCCAGAGTTCAGCGCGATGGCTGCGAGCCCCGCACGCGTCTGAAGGCCGGGGAAAATTGTTCGACCCTCGATGACGTTCTCACACTTCTCGCCGTCGAGCCGCAGAACATCCCACCCACGAAGCGATTTCCAGCGATGATGGTCTTCAATCGAAAAATTATCCCAGCCGAACGGTGGCTCGGCGCGCTTGCCGACCTCGTCCTCGCGGTTCGTCGGATTGTATGCGCCGAACAGGCCGAACCCTCGGTCGTCGGTAACCTGCGTGAGCAAGTTGTCAATGTCGCCCCAGATGCCGCCCGGGACGTTTTCCATTTCGTCGATGAACACATACATCCGGCTGGACGTGCCAAAAATAGGATGCGGCTCTTTGCGAGGATACCGCTTGGACCCCTGCAAGCGGCCCGCCTTCTTCACCTTTCCGATGGGTATGACTGTGCCGGTGATGGACCCGAGCTGATTCCGCTTGTCGATGCCGATGTAGAGCTGGCCCACGTCCCCGGGCATCGGAAGCGAGGCATTCTTATGCAGCCCGACGATGTGCGAAAAAAGATTCCGTTCCAAGTGGTCCTCACTGGGGCCGACCAGTTTGATCGTGGTCCACATCGGATCACGAATCCATTCGAGAAACAACCGCACGCCCATGCTGAAGGATTTACTCGTGCTGCCCGCGCCCATGATGAGCCCCATCGACGACGTGTCGAAAAGGTCCCAGATGTCGGCGCGGAATTGCGGCCTCGGGTCGAACTGAGTCGGCGTCCACAGTATCTGCGCGGCGGCGACGAGATTGTTCGTGTTGAGTAAATAGTGGAGGTAATTCTGGAGCACCGGCAAGTGCGTCGCGGGGTCTTCAGACATATCAACCCGCAGCCCGCAGAAGTCCGCAATGAACTTCGCAGCATCCAGTTTTTTATCCGCGTGAATCAGCCGCGCAACTTCTGCGGCGGGGTCCGTCACAGAGTCCTCCCGCACGTCAGCACCTGCGAGGCGTGCTCGAAGCGGGCGAGATGTTCAGAAGGGAAAGTTTGGAAGTCGCCGGGTGGGCCGATGAGCGGAGTCAGAAAACCAGCGACGAATGCCGCGACGCCTTTGCGCGAGGCGCGCGAGCATCCGGGATCTTTGAAGTCTTGAAGGTGGAAATCTACGGCGAGACGCTTGCGGGCGCGCTTGGGCTTCAACGAAAAATTGATGACCTGCGGCGAGACGAGCCAGCCGGTGCCGCGAACCGCGTGGAGCGCGAACCACTGGAGCCAGCGGGGGTCGGTGAGGTATCTGCTGTCCGCGCCAACCAACTCAACGAAGGGCGCGTAGAACTTGCTGCGGTGCGCGTGGCGCGCGGTGAGCAGCCGGGGCTGAAACCCGCGACGTTCCCATGACAGCGCCCAGAGCCGGATGAACTCGGCCTGCTCGGGGTGCGCGGAAGGCGAGCTGTCGTAGAATGCGTAGACCTTCATGTTACCAGAGCTGCCACCCCGAATACAACCGCACATGCGATAACGAAACCCCACACCACTATCCAATAAGCTCCGTTGCCGTAAACAACCCAGTATTCAAACGTCCGCTCGTATGGATGCTTCTTCATATAAGAGGATTCGGGGGCTCGGGTCATCCGAGACTTTTGGGCTTTGTGGGCTTGCCTCTAGTTGGGCTACCCCCGAATTGATTAGACAGCCGAGTCGTCATCCCTGTCGTTCAGGGTAACGTCGTGCGACTTGAAGTAGGAGAGGATCTTGGCGCGCTTGAGGTAAACAAACACGACAAGGGCGAGCACCGTGAGGACGAGTAAGGTAGTCATACTCAAGTAGTGCGCTCGGCGGGCCGCGTCGTCCGGTCAGATCAATACTTGACCGACTTCTTCTTCTTTTTCTTCTTATGTTGTTGCATCTTATACCTTTCTGCCGCTTGCGGCGGATTCAATAGCGCGTCGAATTCTTTGGGCTTCGCTAAATACCGCGCGCTGAGCCAGAGTTCGCTTTTTCCCTAGAAGAGAAGCAGATATTCTAGCACAGTGTTCAAGCGAGTGTTTTTTACCTAACCGTTGGTCACGCATGATGTTACAGTGGCCAATAGATTTTTGTTTTCCCTTAAGCGCGGCGGACATTTTGGCGCGAGTAGCGTCAGAATGTGTTCGACCCACCATACCTCCACCGCATTCTCCCCCATCACAAAGATTGGTTAATTCGACGGGAGACACATCCCGAAAAAACTGAATTAATTCACGCTCGGCCACTCGCCAGGTTGAGGTGGGCACCCACCGCGCAATTTCCATTTTAGGTTGCAATCCGCGAGCCCGTAGAGAGCAGATCCAGTTAGAGCAGTGCGTCGGTAACCTAAGATAAAGATGCCGCCAAAACCGCTCCTTTGGATTAGCGGCTTTTCCGATATATCTCACTAAACCCGAGCTTGGGTCTCTGAGAAGGTATATTGCAACAGGGAGCGTCATGTTCTTCTGTTAGCGTGTCTTACGAGAAAATTGGCCACCACCGTCTTAGACCACTTACCATCCCGGCTGTTTTTGTTGTTTACACCGCTCTCATTGAGGAAATCTGCCATCCGTTGTAGGGTCATGCCTGCGGCCTTCAGCTCGAAAATTGAGTTCATGATCGCCTGCTCACCGGGGAAATGCCCGAATGGCTTAGGTCCTTCGCACCGCTCGCCGCGCGCGCGCATGCGGTCCCGGGCGGAACGGAGCTTTTTCACCAGGTTCGACTTCTCCCATTGGGCCAATGCACCCATTATTTGCCGGATGAGCACTCGGGTCGGGTCGCCGCCGTCCGAGGCCATGTCGATCAGCATTCCCTGGTCGGCTGAGTAGATCTTAATACCGCGCTTCCGACACTCGGCGAGAAGAAGTTCACTGACCATCAAATCGCGCGCCAGCCGGTCCATGCGCTCGACCACAATCGCCGTGATGGGGCGCTCCAGGTTGGCCGCGAGGACGGCTTCAATCTGCGCAAGCATGTCCGAAAATTGGGGGCGGTCTATGCCCTCGACGGTGCCGCTGACAGCTTCTTCGTGGAAGAGCTGTTTCAGCTTCAGTTTGTGCGCCGTGCAAAATGCACGAACTGCTTCCGCCTGGCGAGGAAACCCATCGCCTTCAATCTGACCTTTGCCACTTACCCTGAGATAGCCAAATACATTCATACCTGAACCATATCACGGCTCAGGCGAAATGTCAAACCCCGTCGCTCAAGTGCAGCAAAATGCGAAGGAAGGTCACTGTGGGCTGGTCCCGCAGATCTTCCATGAACTTGATCCGGCTGTCGTAGCCGAACGAGGCATAGTGACGACCGAGCTGGTCGGCGGTGTTGTGGTCGATGGGCAGACCGTAGCTCCCTGAATTCGAGATGTAGTCGATCAGGTAAACGACGGTGGCACGGGCGGAGTCGGTAAGGGCTGTGGGCATATTAGGTGGGGTTGGGAGTGGCGGGGCGGTTTCGGTAAGCCTTGTCGATCTTCTGGTGGAAATACACGGCCTGAGAGGCCACCTGCAATCCCGCCGCTTGAACGGCTCTGTCAATTAACTTGACGAGGGCTTCCGCTTCGTCCTTAGTGAATTCGACCGAAAAGGTATTAGGTAAGGAGTCCATACAGTCTGAGTGCGTCATTTACTTGTTTCAGTTTTCTAGCTAGCTGGTAGATGTCATTGCGAATCGTAGCCGCATCGTTTGCGTAAACCGTGAGGTCCGTAAAATTGGCGATGGTGTCATCTGTGCCGCCCACCGTCACGCTATTAGTGAGGTTCGCGCCAGATACTTGCTGAACTACTGCGGCTACACCGAAGAAACCAATATTGGTAGAAAAGACTCGAAAGTTGGTTCCGCCCACAAAGTTATCGGTCCCACTAATGTCCACGATAGGAGCGATAATAGAAATGTCGCTAACTGCATCCAAAAATAAGGCACCACCGGAAAACAGAGACAAATCATTATCTGCGGTGGTAATTTGGATTCGGCCACCAGAACCCACTTCAACCTTGAGAATGTCATTTAGGTGATCGTAAAGAATAAATCCTTGGGCCGCATTATCGGGATCACCAAACAGAATACTGCCATCTGCATTGGCTGGAGTAAGAATTGATATTCCCGTAGAAACACTGTCCTCAATAACAAGTCCGTCAGCAGTCGTATCTGCGGTAACTATGCCCGCGCTACCAGAGAAAATATGCAACGGCCCATCTGGCGCATTTGTCCCGATACCCACGCGGGCGGAAGACACGAGATAGAAAAATTCCACTCCCCCGACTTGGGTGGACAGAACATTTAACGCGTGGTTGTAGTTAAACGAGCCCGCGTCGTTGTCTTCGGGATCGCCGAAGGTGATGGACTGAACGGTAGTGTTAGGGGAGAGAAAGCTCATCCCAATGTCGCCGCTGCCTTCAATAACCAACTCATCGGCAAAAGCCTGTGGCGTTACCACACCGGCGCTGCCTGTAGCAATGTGCAATGTGCCGTCTGGTGTGTTGATGCCGATACCAACTTGGGTGCCATTGAAGTAAACGTATTCGGTGGAATTTACCTGGAGTGAAAGAACATTGACCGCGTGATTGTAGTTGAACGAGCCCGCGTCATTGTCCTCGGGATCACCAAAAGTAATGGACTGAACGGTAGTGTTCGGAGAAAGAAAACTCAAGCCCGTGTCACCACTACCTTCTATTACGAGTTCATCTGCGAATGCAGGGGGCGTAGTCACCCCAGCGCTACCTGAAAAAACATGCAGCAGCCCGTCCGGCGCGCTAGTGCCGATGCCGACCCGCTCGGCGGCGGTAAGCCAGATCGCCGTAGCGTCAGCTAGAGATTCGATGCCCGGGGTGAGATCACCAGACGGACCTTGAGCGCCAGCCGCGCCGTCCGCTCCGGCTGGCCCGGTCGGTCCAGCAGGTCCAGCAGGTCCAATGCCGCCACCACCGACGCCGCCCGCAAATGTGTTCTCTACAATCTTCCAGAGAAGATTTCCGTGGCTGTCGCCCTGCGCTGGCAGTCTAGGCATAAAAATTAGGGTAAGCCACTCGTGTTATGAGTGATCTTTTCCAGCAAGTCGTTTTCTGTGTCCCCTTGGGCTGGTAGCCGGGGAGCCGGGCTGGACTGAGCCGTATTCTCGACTGCCTTCCAGAGCAGATCGTAATACGTGTCGCCTTGAGCTGGTAGTTGCGCCATACTCTAAGAGTGCGGCTTAAGGGCGTCATCCGAAGGGCACCAATCAAGCATAAGAGCCCACGTCACGCCTGCGGGGACCGACCACTTCAGGATCTGCCGGGTCGGGACATAGAACGAGATGCCAAGCTCATGCCGCGCGACAACGATGCCGAGCACCTTACCATCCGCATCGAAAATACCTCCGCCCGAGCTGCCGGGGATCACAAGCGCGTCCGTCTGGTCAAGCAGCGGCCGAGGCCAATCAGGAAACGGAGGATGCACCCCAATCTGGGCCACAATGCCCGTAGCGACCGACTGGTCGTAATCCCCGCCTTCATAGTTCCCGACGTGGACGACTGGGTCGCCGACATGGGGCAAGTTGAACTGAAACTCAACGGGCAAAACGAAAGACGCCGGAATGTCAACCCACAGAAGGGCTAGGTCCTCGGCTTCCGAGAATGAAATGACGAAGGCGGGAAAGGTCAGCTCGCAATCAATCCGTTCGGCATTTTCCCGTCCGATGCGAACCACCTCGACCTCGGTGAAGCCCGCGACTACGTGGGCTGCCGTCCAGGCGAAAAAGCGCTTCTCCCCGTCCGGGTTGGTCCGCTCGACGATGACGCCCGAGCCCTCGCCGCCGTCCGCCGACCGAATGAGCACGGTCTGCATTTGCGCCCGCTCGAACCGATTGAGCTGGACGACGGGGGTCCCGGGGTTGAAGACGGTGAAGGTGAGTGCCGAGGTGGCAAGCGCCAGGGCAACGAGCAGTTTCGCTACGAGGTGTTTCATCTATCCAAAGGTGCGGTGTTTCTGTGAAGGTGGCAGGAAGAAAATTGTGTTTACGACGGGTGGGACTTGAACCCACGACCTGCGGGGACTTGTAACCCCGCTGCTCTATTCTCTGAGGCTACCGTCGTAAATTGGCGGGCCGGGCCGGATTTTCACCGACATTTCAGGGTTCACACCCCGCGTCCTCGTTAGACGACCAACCCGTAAATTGGTGGCTGGATCGGATTTTCACCGACGCTTCCAGGTTTGACCCCAGCGTTCTAGTTAAACTACTCAGCCCATAAATTGGATGCAGGAATGGGATTTGAACCCACGGCCTTCAGGTTATGGACCTGCTGATCTACCAGACTGATCTATCCTGCGATTCCGAAAATTGGTGCTGGCGGTGTGGGTGACGAGTCCTTCACATTACGATAGGTCTATGACCGCGTGTCTTTTTGTTACCGTCTTTAGACGACACCAGCGTTTTGTCAGGGCAGATTGCGATTTCTGCATCCATGTGCCGTGCGGGGCACCGCTCTTCGAGCATTTGAGCTACTCTGACGTGCCGGACACAGCAATTTTGTCGTTATGAGAGATCAACCTCAAAATCGAACTAGCGCCTACTGTGTAAGACCCGGCATAATAAGGGTGCCACATATTTCGAGATTGTCAACGAAGAATCTCTTCAATTTTCACTGCTATGATGTGGAAGTTCTTATGGACCGCCTGCCCAGCCGAGTCCGGGACCTGGCTGATAATCACGTCCCGTGTGAAGGCGAGCAAATCAAAGATTCGCTGAAGCTTCATTCGTTCCTTCTTCGTCATAAGGTTAGCCTTGCAAGATGTCCGTGACGCCCAACTTCACGGTGTCGAAGTGAGCCGCCAATCGAAGGGCCTCGGGCGAAAGTGGGACCAGCTCGGAGATGGCGAGATCCCGGGCCGTGTCGATGACCCCGACGATGGCGGTGATCTTCTGGTTGTCCATTTTCGGTTAGCTGATTTGCCCTTCTGCGAGCTGCTGCTTGAACCACTCGGGGAAGCCCCGGACGATGCCGTTGGTGATCTCGCGCTGAAAAGCAGCCAAGAGGCGCTCTTGTATAAACGCCGTTTCGTCCTTTAGCACGTCCGCCTGGATCTCTCGAATCAGGGGGCCGATGGCTTCGGGGATGCCCACGTCCACGCCGTTCTCGCGGAGGTGCTGCACGGCCTTGCGCCACCGGGCTTCGGTGCGGAGTTCAGCGATCAGAAGGGCGAGATGGTCGGCCTTACCCGGCTTCGCGGGCTGCTGCTGGTGCTTCTCCTTGAACTCGGGCGAGACGAACTTGCCAATCAGGATCTTCTTGTCGATGCCGAACCGCGCGTAGTTCTTGACGACGACGCCCTCAATCTTGCAGCCACCGAGGGAGGACGTGCGATTCAACAAGCCCTCTAGGTCAGCGACCGCTCCCCCGTAATTGCGCCCGAGTTGTTGATGAGGCTCAATGCCGAGACGCATGGCCTCATCATATTTCTGCTCGGGGGTCATGAAGTTCTGACCGGGCAGCTCAACATCGAAAAGCACCAGGGAGCCCGCAGGGACCCGGTCGTAGGTGAGAACGTTGTGCTTCTGCCTGGCGATGCACTCGCAGCGGTAGACGTGCTCGGGACGTAGCAGGGGAAAGACACTCCTGACGTGCTCCACGGCGGCGGCGAAAAGTTTGTCCGGGGCGGCGATCTCGATTGCCACGCCCTTCGACCGGCAGTGTAGGACGCCGTCGAGGGCCGCGAACGAGAACTGACTGCCGTCGAATTTTTCCTCGATCACGACTTCGTCACCGGCAAATAGATCGGCAACGGCACGGTGGCCGAGTGCGTAAATGGATGGATAAGATGGTATTTGGCTCATAAATCACGGTAGCACCGGTCGGATGGCTTGTCAAGTTCCAGAAAGTAGCCTCGATGTCAATTTTTTCATCCCGCGCGGAGCCCGTTAAGCGAGGATTTTGGCGGAGTTCCCCCCGTGCCGGGTCTCGGGTGGAAAGTCTTGAGGCTCAAGGACTTATAGCATCCAGGCTCGTGGTCGTGCAGTTTGCACGGCTAACAGGCAGTGTTAGCATTCGCCGGAATGCTAACATTTCATGCAGGAAGTGTGCCAAGTGGGATGTTGGCACGATTCGTGTTGGGTGAAAGTCCCCAATGCTGCTACGTTAACGATAAAGTTCGACTAGTTTTCGCTTGCGTGTAGCGCACGCATTAGGCGTGAGGATCACGCGTTAACGTTAACGCACGGGACTGGCGCAAGTAGTCGAGAGCAGCGCACAAAG